TGATCTTTTGGCTCAAAAACCGTGGCGAAGGCGAGTGGATTGAAAAGGTCGTGACTGACAATACAAACAACAACCAGGTCGAGCTTGACCTATCGAGGATTAGCGATGAACAAATCAGTTCCCTTGAAACAGCTTTTGGGCAGCTTGACCTTGGAGCAAGTGAGAGCTGAAAAATACAAGCGTAGCCTACGCGATTTCACAGTAGCCGCTTGGGACACAATAGAACCTGGCGTACCGTATCAGTCAAACTTTCACATTGATGCGATCAGCGATCATCTTCAGGCAGTCGTGGACGGGTCTATCAAAAGATTGATAATAAACGTGCCACCCCGACACATGAAGAGCTTGTCTACGGCGGTTCTTCTGCCAGCTTGGAGTTGGGCCAAAGACCCCTCAAAAAAATTCTTATACGCATCCTATGCATCTAGTTTGTCGATTAGGGACAGCACCAAGTGCAGGAGATTAATTGAAAGTCCGTGGTATCAAGCCCACTTCCCACACGTTAAACTAACGTCTGATCAAAATGCCAAGCAGCGGTATGAAACGACAGCTTCTGGTCACCGCATAGCTACCTCAGTGGGCGGAGCTGCCACTGGGGATGGTGGCGATATTGTACTAATTGACGACCCAGCCAGTGCCGCAGATGCCCAGTCGGCTGCGATGCGAGACTCAGTAATTGAGTGGTGGGATCAGACAATGCAGACACGTCTTAACGATCCTAAGACTGGCGCATTTGTTATAATTGCTCAGAGATTACATGAGAACGATTTATGCGGCCACATATTGGCAAACGAACTTGGGGATGAATGGGATCATCTCATGCTGCCGGCGAGATACGAATTGGCCCATCCTACGCCAATGCGATCTAGCCTTGGCTTTACCGATCCCCGTACCCAAGAAGGCGCGCTTCTGTGGCCCGATAGGATGGACGAAAAGACAGTGACTACCTTGGAGCGATCACTAGGATCTTACGCCACTGCGGGTCAGTTACAGCAGCGACCAGCGCCAAAGGGCGGCGGTATTCTCAAGTCGTCTTGGTGGGTTCCTTGGGAAAAAGAAGAGTTGCCAAATAATATTGAATACGTTTTGCAGAGTTACGACACTGCATTTGAGACTAAGGAAACATCTAGCTATAGCGCCAGGACAACCTGGGGCGTGTTTAAGTATGAGGGCTATGACTGCTTGATCGTTCTTGAGATGTGGTACGACAGAGTTAATTTCCCAGAGCTTTTAAAGCTGGCGCAAGCATCTTATGACGAATGGACTCCCGACGCGGTTTTGATCGAGAAGAAAGCAAGCGGAGCCAGTTTGATTCAGTCTTTACGCATGGCGGGTGTTCCTGTGTTGGCTTACAGCCCTGATCGAGACAAGGTTGCCAAGGCTCATGCTAGTTCTGCATTGCTGGAAGATGGCAGGATATATTACCCTAAACGCAAGTGGGCGGATGACTTAATATCTATTTGCGCCAGTTTTCCATCAGGTAATAATTCAGACATAGTTGACACTTGCACACAGGCTTGGCTCAGATTACGAAAAGGTTTCTTTGTTAGCCACAGCCAAGATATAGAAGAAGATGAAGTGACGCAGCCACGGCGGGTGGCTATGTACGGTTGAAAAATTACTTTCCAATTGGCACTATTTCGGCTAACAACTTGGTAACTATCTGTGCAGTCTTCCTAGCGTCAGATAACTAAGACATAAGTATGATCGCACAAATGATTTTTATTAAGGGCGATGACGATAAAAAAAGGATGACAATGTATGGCTGACCCGAATGTAGTGATCCCGTTTGCTGAAGGCGCGCCATCCGATGACCTGATGGTCGAAGAGCTTCCCGATGGCGATGTTCTGATCGGTGATCCAGAGCTAGACATGCAAGAAGAGATCGATGACGCCCAGTTCGACATCAACCTTGCAGAGACAATTGGCGACAAAGAGCTGAACCGAAAGGCGCAGGAGCTGGTCAGCTTTTATGAGAATGACCGCGCTGCCCGCGCAGACTGGGAGGAACGCTACAAGGACGGCCTGCGTACCCTAGATCCAGACGGCGGCTTAGACGATGGCGATTCAGAGCGCGGCACACGCGGCTTGTCCGTGGTTGTACACCCCCTGATAGCTGAGGCAGCGACACAGTTTAATGCCCGTGCAATTGCAGAGCTGTACCCATCAGGAGGCCCAGTTAAGTCGGTGATTTTGGGTACGCCAGATCCGAAGTTAGAGGATCAGGCAAAGCGCGTCCGCGAATACATGAATTTCCAAATCACGCAAGAAATGCCTGAGTTCTTCCCCGATCTAGATCAAATGCTATTTCACCTACCGCTGATCGGTCATACCTTCAAAAAGGTATGGTGGGACGCCAATATGGATCGGCAGTGCAGCCAGTTCGTAAAAGCCGAAGATTTCGTGGTCGCCCCAGAGAGCAAGGATCTCTACACCAGCCCGCGCTATACGCACGTTATCCGTATGCCGAAGAACGACTTTAATCGCTACGTTAAGAACGGCTATTACCTGCCGACCAAATACAACGAGGGCGACAGCATTGATCCATCTGGCGATGTGATTGGCGAAATCGAGGGCGTCGATCAGTACGACGATAGCAACGATGACGTGATGACACTGCTTGAAATGCACGTCTATGATTTGTTTGACGGCATTGACGGCAATGAAATGGACGATGACGATGAGGATGACAACGCGGTTGCGATCCCATACGTGATTACGATTGACTATGAATCCCAGACCGTCGTGGCTGTTCGCCGCAACTGGAGGGAAGAGGATGAGCTGAAGCTGCGGCGCGATTGGTTCGTGTCGTTTAAGTTTCTGCCAGGTTTAGGCTTTTACGGCTTTGGCCTGTATCACATGATCGGCGGATTGGGTAAGGCGGCGACAGGATCGTTGCGCGCCTTGCTCGACAGTGCGGCGTTTTCGAACATGCAGGGTGGCTTTAAGCTGCGTGGCCGTGTTCAGGGCGGCGACATGCAGATCAGCCCAGGTGAGTTTGTTGACATTGACAGTACCGTCGATGACGTGAATAAAGCCATAATGCCATTGCCGTTCAAGGAGCCGTCAGGTTCGTTGTTCAACTTGCTTGGCTTTATGGTTGAGGCAGGCCAGCGATTTGCCAGCACTGCCGACTTAAACATTGGCGACGTTAATGCCAACATGCCAGTTGGCTCGACGGTTGCTTTGATCGAGCAAGGTTCCAAGGCATTTAGCGCAATTCACAAGCGGCTACACTACGCGCAGGGCCAAGAACTTAAACTTCTTGCGGGGCTGAACGCTGAAAATCTCCCTGATGAGTTCAGCTTTTCGCGGGCGGGAGCTGCGGAGATTATCTACCGTGCCGACTTCGATGATCGGATTGACATTGTTCCAGTGTCTGATCCTAACATCTTCTCGACAGCCCAGCGCATCGCGCAAGCACAAGCTGTCTTGGAAATGGCGCGGTCAGCTCCGCAGTTCCACGACCTGTACGAAGCCTACAAGCGGATGTATGAGGCGATCCGCATACCCAACATTGATGAGATTCTGAAGAAGCCTGAAGAGGCTGTGCAGATGGACCCAGTGGACGAAAACATGAGCGTGTTGTACGGCAAGCCAATTCGCGCTTTTCCAGAGCAGGAGCATGAGGCGCACATTGCGGTTCACATGCAGTTCATGCAAGATCCGTCACTGGCGGGCAATCCTGGCGCGGCTGCTATGCAGCCAGTGCTGATCGCCCACATTGCTGAACACGTTGCGCTGTTGTATCGCCAGCGGATGGAGGCCAGTATTCAGATGGAGCTGCCGCCACTGCCAAACTTTAAAGATCCAGACTTCAAGTTTGAGGGCATTGATCCAGAGATGGATCGCCTAATTAGCCAGCGCGCGGCGCAGGTTGTGCAGGCCGCACCTCAGATGAAGCAGATCCAAGCACTAGCGGGCGCAGGACAGCAGGAGCAAGCCAATCCGCTGCAATATGCACAGCAACTAGCGCAGCTTGAGACAGAGGCCCTGAAGGCCCGCACACAGGCCCAGATACAGGCTGACCAAGCCAAGGCTAAGTCCAGCATTGAGATCAAGCAGGCAGAGGCCCGTCAGGACATGGAGATTGACGCAGCCAAGGCGCAGGCCGACATGCAGGCCAAGGTAATGAAGCTAGAGGCTGACTTACAACTTGAGCGTGAGAAGAATGCAGCGAAGATCCAGATGGAGGCGATGAAGAATGCTCCCCCAACAATCTTATAATCCTCGACAAATAAATCAGGTGTCTGACATGCTTCCACGCCTGCGCCCTGATTTATTTGGGGCATTGCCGCAGGAAGGCCCACCCCAAGCTGGCGGGCCGCAGGGCGGGCCACCGCCACCAGCGGGCGGATCAGGGGGCGGTGAGCCACCGATGGACATGAACAAATACCTGATCGACAAGGTCATGGAGATTAAGGCCCGCATGGGCAGCGGCGAGGGCATGGGCGCGCTAAGTGCTATTTCAGAAGCTGCCATGCAGCCACCGCAGCAACAGCCGCAACAGCAACCACCGCAGCAACCACCAATGAGGGCATGATGAACACATTTATGGATCGCGTGAACGTAATCGTTCAGAAAAGCCAAGCCCCTATTAACCAAATGACTGCGGCTCCGA